TGAACGAGACGCCGCCGCCATCGCCGCCGCCTACGCCGAGGAGACGAAGTGACCCGCGTGAGTTCGACGCTCTGGACGTGTGACCGATGCGGAGCAACGGCCACGACCAACACCAGCCAGCAGCCGAAGTGGCTGGGCGTCGTGTTCGGCGCTCCACCCGAGGCCGATCCCACCGAGTCGAAGTGGGCGCGCAAGCACCTGTGCCCCACCTGCGACACCGAGTTCGCCGTGTTCCTGCGTCCGATCACGCGGGACGCCGAGGAGACCCCGTGAACTGCCCGAAGTGTGGCGAGGACTGGTCCGACGTGGCCGTTGTCCGCAACGCCAAGCGAGAAGCCCATGCCGCCGCCCCCGCCCCGCTGGCCCCGCATCCCGGCGAGCACCACGACTACCGCATGACCTGTCTCCGCTGCGGCGAACCGGGCTACCTGTTCGTCGGCTTCCACAGCCCCGGCGAGACGTTCAGGTGGAGCGAGGCCCAGCCGAAGGAGGCCGACCGATGACTATCGACTTCGTTCAGGGGAAGCTCATCGTCAAGCCTGGACGTATCGCGCCAGAACTCAAAGAGGCTGGCGGACGTTGGGATGGGCGGGCCCAGTGCTGGTACTTCCCAGCGTACTCGTCGTACGCACAGATCGTTCACGAGATGATGCCATCGCTCGAAGTCACGAAGACCGCTCAGCAGTTACTCGAAGGGTGGGGCTTCCCGTCTCACCCGATCGACTCCGACCTGTCGGTCGAACAGCAAGCCGTCTGGGAGAAGCTCTACCCGTACCAGCGTGACGCAGCGACCTTCCTCTACAGCTCGGCGTTCAGTCGACCGGGAGCGTTACTCGCATTGTCACCAGGGCTCGGGAAGTCGGCTGTGTCGATGTTCACGGCGAAGGCGTTGGGCGCCGAGACGGTCCTCGTTGTCTCACCCCTGGCGCTCCTCGCCACCTGGGAGCGTGAGTCTCGTCTGTGGGCGGGTCGTCAGCTCAACCGGGCCTACGGCTCAGAACCGGCTGAGCAGTGGACGGTGACGAACTACGACACCGTCGTGCGTCGGAGTGGCTACACTCGCATGAAGTGGGACGTCGTGATCCTCGACGAGTCGATTCTCGTCAAGAATCGAGACACGAAGCGCTTCCAGGCGATGAAGCTTCTGCGAGCGTCGGCTCAGCGCTTCTGGCTGTTGTCCGGGTCGCCAACGAGTCGATACGTCGACGATCTCTGGGCACAGTTCCATCTGATCGACCCCACAGCGTTTCGTAGCTACTGGCGTTTCACGAATCGATACTGCTGGCTCGAGGAGACCAACTGGGGCACGAACGTCATTGCGTCTCGGGAGGATCGCGACATCCAGGGAGACTTTCGTGACGTGATGTTCGTACGTCATCAGAAAGACGTCCTCCCGGAGCTGCCCGAGTACCTCGTCGAAGAGATCGTCTGCGAGCTCACCCCCGCCCAGAAGAAGGCGCACGAGGAGCTGAAGAAGGACTTCCTGACAGTGCTCGAGTCTGGCGAAGAGGTGACCGCCGACATCAAGCTCACTCAGCTGATGCGGATGCAGGAGGTGACATCGTCGCTTGCTAACATCGGCGAACCCGCCGGAGCGTCGTCGAAGCACGATGCGATCGACGACATGCTCGAAGCTGGCTCGTTCGAGCTCCCAGCTATCGTCTGGGCTCACTGGCGCCCAGGTGCCACTCAGCTGTACGAGCGTCTGAAGAAGACGTACCCGGAGCTTCGGGTCTCGTTGGCTCTCGGGGGCGACCAAGCGGCGAACGAGCTGACGTTGAAGGCGTTCGTCGACGGCGAAGTCGATCTCCTCATCCTGTCGTTGCAGGTGGGCAAGTTCGGGCTGACGATGACGAACGCACGGACCGTCATCTACCTCGACAAGACGTTCAACGCGGACGACTTCATTCAGAGTCGTCAGCGTGTCCAACGGATCGGCCTTGACCACAGACCGCTCCTCATCACCCTCAAGTGCCCTCGCACTGTCGATCAGCTCGTTGAAGACAACTTGACGGGCAAGATGCACAGCATCGCGAAAGTGACGAACGCTGATCTCGTTCGTCTGCTAGAGTCGCTATGAAGGAGAGATCGTGATCGAAACCGTAGCGTTCATCGCGTGGGCGATCGTCCTCGTCGGGGGTGTCGCCTTCTGGGATCGTCGCCAATCGATGACCCGACGTCACGCCCATCGGGCTCGATGGTGGGAGCGTTGATGCTCCCCGTCGTCGAGGCGTGCATCGCCCTCAGCCTGATCACCAGCCATCCGCGACTGATCGAGCAGCGTCCGCCCAAGGCGATCGTGGAGCACGCCACCTCCAAAGGACGCGGCTGGGCCTCCTACTACGCGACGGGTCCAGGGCCGCTCGATGCCGCCGCAGGCCCGGGACTCCGACACGGCAACTGGCGGGGATCGTGGGTCACTGTCCGAGCGAACGGGCACGCCATTCGAGTGCGTCTCACCGACTGGTGCGCCTGCGGTCCGCGCCACGGGATGCCGACCTTGATCGATCTGTCTCCCGTAGCGTTCACTCGTCTGTCGCTCTTGTCGAGGGGCATCGTCTCCGTCGTCATCTCGACATCGCACTAGAATCGATTCTCCCACGTGAGTTCCCGGCGGATGGCTACTTATGCCATGCTCGAGCTGAACTCGTGGGAGCATCGAGGCCTGTGCGGTTGTACATGAAGCTACAAGGGCCACTTAGACCGGAGATCATCGTGCGACTGTTGAGTCTTGACCCGGGTCTCTCGACCGGCTGGGCGATTATCGACATCGACGGGACGACACTCGTTCTGCTCACGTCAGGGACGGTTGACTACGCGTACCTCGGGTCGTTCATCCCAGTCATGCAAGCGTGGGAGCCCGACGAAGTGATCATGGAGTTCGTTCTGACGTTGACGAACAGCAAGCTCAATCGTCTTCTCACTCAAGCGGAGCGTCAGCTAGTCGATGCCTTCCCGAACGCACATATCGTTCGACCGGGACATTGGAAGCCGGTGACCGGCAAGTCGCCGATCCCGAACGTCGGGACGAAGCACACGAGAGATGCGATGAGGATGGCCCTCTACTGGGCTCGATCAAACGTATCCCCCCACGTTGTCTTCGCCCTTGATTCGCGCTAAGCTTACCCCGTACCATAACCATGGTGACGTCGTAATCCCCCTACGGCGTCACCCCTTCCCGGGCCACGAAAGGAGCGTATGAAGCAGCTCGTCATCCCGAGTCTCTCCGTCACGGAGAAGTACTCGTTCAGGGAGTGTCGACGGGCGTGGTACCTCAGCTACGTTCGCAAACTCACTCCCGTCGTTACGTACATGCCGTTCTGGTTCGGGACGGGATTGCACTCAGCGTTGCAGGCGTATCACAGCCCGCAGACCGTCACATCACCCCTCGAAGCTGCTCTCGCAGCGTATGACGAGTGGTACGTCGGAGCTGAAGTCGAAGTCGCCGAAGCGTACGGCTTCCTCTGGGAGGGGGCTCGTCAGGAGTACTTCGACGCGTATGCCCTCACGCGAACGATGCTAGTCAACTACGACCAGTATCATCGAGCAGAGCAGGACGTTTGGGAGCCAGTCGCAGTCGAGCAACGAGTGTGGGTGCCCATTCTTCACCCTCACAGTCGACGAGCGTTGCCTGGGCATCCTCGACTGACCGCTCGTCTCGACTTTCTGGGATCACGTCCCGAGAACCGTCGCCTCGGTCTTCGAAGTGGGACGGTCGTCGTTGACCACAAGAGTGCAGCGTCAGCACCGTCGATGGGCAGGGAGCTCGACCTCGACGACCAGCTGACGGGCTACGCGTACGTCTACTGGCGTCTCACGGGTGAGCTTCCCGAGTCGATCATCTACAACGTCCTGGTCAAGAAGGCGCCCAAGCCACCCGAGATCCTGAAGAACGGCACGCCATCCAAGGCGAAGGGTCAGCAGACCACCTTCGGGCTCTACCTCGAAGCTCTCGACGAACGGGATCTAGACCCGGCACCGTACGCGGAGGTGCTGGCGGCGTTGCAAGCGGAAGGATGGAGTAGGTACTTCGTTCGAGAGAGCGTCACTCGCAACCTCGCTCAGATCGAGTCGTACGAGCGGCATCTCTACTACGAGTACCGAGACATGGTCGACGTGGTTGAGCACCCCGAGAAAGCGTATCCGAGCCCGTCGCCGATGACATGCGGTCGGTGCCCCTACGCCGGTGTGTGCATGTCGATGGACGACGGGGGTGACTACGAGTCGTTGATCAGCGCCAAGTTCAAAGTGTCTATCGAAGAGCGTTGGTAGGGAGGGAGCAGTGCCGTTACACATTCAGAAGCCCGAAGAACTGAGGCACATGAAGGGCCTCGTGTTCGGACCGCCTGGGCAAGGCAAGACCACGTTGCTCGGGACGGCGCAGTACGATGAGCGTACGTCGCCGATTCTCATCCTGGACTTCGAGGGTGGGAGCGAGTCTCTCGTCGGTCTAGATGTCGACATCGTTCGCGTGACCAGCTGGGACATCTACAACGAGGCGTTCGACTTCCTCGCGAACGACAAGCACGACTACAAGAGCGTTGGGATCGACAGCATCTCGGAAACGCACGTCTTCTCGCTGTTGAACATCCTCAAGCTCGAGGGGCCCACTCGCAAGGACCCCGATCTGCTTCAGCAAGGGGACTACGGCAAAGCGTTGGTGCTGATGCGACGGTTCCTACGCGAGTTCCGGGATCTCCCGATGCACGTGTTCTTCACCGCCCTCGCCAAGGACGAGCTAGACCCCCGCGAGGGCATGGTGAAGAAGCCAGCACTCGCGGGAGCGTTGGCCGACGAGGTCCCGGGCATGATGGGCATCGTCGCGTACCTAGCTCTCACGACTGACAACGATGGCAACACCATGCGAACGTTGCTCTTGAAGAATCACGCCCGCATTCGGACGAAGGTCCGGAGCAGTTGGGCTCACCACGAGGAGGTCCCGAACGAGATCGACAACCCCACGGTGACAGCGTTGCTGGACATGCTCCAGTATCCCACGATCAATCCCAGCCCGACACCACGCAAGAAGTGAGAGATCAATGACACGCCTTACCGTCGACTTCTCGCAGACAGAGTCGTACGAGCCGCTTCCGCCCGGCGAGTACCCGGTCGTGATCGACTCGATCGAGCTTCGACAGAGCGAGAACTCTGAGCACCCGTACCTCAACTTCACGTGCAAGGTGAGCGAGGGCGAGTTCGCGAATCGCAACCTGTGGTTCATCGGTTCGCTTAGCCCGAAGGCGCTCTGGCGCCTCCAGGCGGTGTTCGCGTCTTTCGGTCTCACCGACGCGAACGTCGAGCTTGATATCGACGATGCCTCCGGTACCCTGCTCGAGCCCCAGCTGGTCGGTCTGCCGGCCATCGCTCGTTGCCGCAACGAGACGTATCAGGGGTCGCTTCGAACTCGCGTCGAGGAGCTGATCGGTCTCGAGGGAGCGTCGACTGCCCCCGCGGTCGCCCCTTCGGCTGGCACTGCCGCTAAGCGTCAGAGCCCGTTCGCTCCGAAGACGGGGGAGAAGCGCACCTTCTCGTGAGCCTTCGTAGCCAACGACGGGGTCTCTCCGCGGACCCCGTCTGGCAACGACTGACTTCTTGGGAGCGTCCCCTTTGGCTCATCGCGGCGGTCGCAAACGGGACAGCAGATATCATCTGCCCCCGTTGCGGCCGTGCTGAGAAGTTCAGTCGCTACTGCACGTTGTGCTACTACCCGATCCAGCTCTCGGACATTCGAATCCACACTCCAGGCGACACTCACTCGTGTGTGTTCAAACGGGTGCCCCCTGACGCAGTGAACGGGGGCTGGGGTGACAGTAGCGTCTCCAAGTGGACTCCAGAGGAGGGAATCGTTGACAGCTCCGTCGAACCGGCAATTCGAATCGCTCAAGCCCAAGCCGCTCGAGACGAGGTCGGGCTTGGAGACGTTCTCGACGCCTCGTAGCGTCGGTTACGTCAAGATGTGCTCGGACGAGGTCACGAGTCTCTGCCCGATCACCAACCAGCCAGACTTCGAGACGATCACGATCGAGTATGCTCCTCGGGGGCTGTGCATCGAGAGCAAGAGCCTCAAGCTGTTCTTCCAGTCGCTTCGCGACGAGGGAGCGTTCATCGAGGACCTCAGTTCGATGATCGCTCACCTCGTCGCCAACACGATCGATCCCGCGTGGGTTCGGGTGATCGCCCACCAGAAGCCTCGTGGCGGCATCGCGATCGATGCGGTCACTCATCTCGGTCGCGTCATCAAGGACAACGACGAGATCGGCTACGAAGCGTGGGACTACACGCCCAACTTCGGCTTCCAAGAGCCTTGGAGGGCTGAGTGAACACAGCGACCGTCACCAAGCAGTTTCAGTTCCACGCAGCTCATCAGCTGCCCAACCACGCCGGGAAGTGTCGCAATCTTCACGGCCACACCTACCAGGTCGACGTGAGCGTCACCGGCGAGATTCGCACGTGCGACGGCTCGACCGACGAAGGGATGGTGATCGACTTCGATCGCCTCAAGGAAGCTTGGGTCCCGATCGACGAAGCGCTCGACCACAAGTACCTCAACGACGTCCTCGAGACACCGACGGCGGAGCGTATCGCGCTCTGGATTCTCGATCGACTCCTCGAGGGAGGGCTCGAGCAAGTCGGGGTCTGCGTCTGGGAAACGCAGACGTCGTGTGCGGAGGTGTGGGGGTGAGCGGCTTCCCGATCGTCGAGCTGTTCGGGCCCACCCTGCAGGGCGAGGGTCAGGACATCGGCATGCCCTGCTACTTCATTCGGTTCGGCGGCTGCGACTTTCGATGCGGTCAGCGTGACGACGGGACCTGGCGATCGGACGGGTGGGTGTGTGATTCGCTCCACGCCGTTCTCCCGGAGGAGGTTCGTCTCGCCCCCAAACTGAGCGTTGACGAGATCATCAACAGTCTCGTCGAACTAACGCCCGGTCCAGACTGGGTCGTCTTCTCCGGGGGCAACCCCCTGCTACACGAGTTGGGAGACCTCGTCGAAGCTCTTCACGACAATCACTACAAGGTCGCTGTCGAAACGCAAGGGACGATCTGGAAGGAGTGGCTCAACGATGTCGACCTGGTGACAGTGTCACCGAAGCCGCCGTCGACGTTCCAGAAGTACGGCGCCGGGACGATCGATACCTTCATGAAGCGTCTCAACGGACCTCGAGTGGTCGTCAAGGTCGTCATCTGGGACGAAGACGACATCAAGTGGGCGGAGTGGTTCCGCGACTGGGTGCCGGGTGTTCCCTTCTACCTGAGCGTATGCAACGACTGGCACAAGCCTGACGGCTCCGACGAGCTTCTCGGTCGTCTCAAGTGGATTCACGAGACGATCGTTGCTCGAGGGGCCAAGCTGGGAGACGTCCCGATTCTGCCGCAGCTACACGTGCTGCTCTGGGGGAACTCCCGTGGTCGATAAGACCGAAGCCTTCGTCGACGCTGTCATCGCCATTGACGATGCTCTTCTGCTGCAGTCGCTGGAAGGCGACATCGCTTGTATGCTCAAGGACCTCGGCGTCTCGATGACGGATGAGAACTTCGCTGAGACGCCTCGTCGTCTAGCGTCGTACCTCCGAGAGCACTTCCTGCAGGATGGCGAGGAGGAAGAGCAGGTCCAGAAGTTCGCTGCAGCGACCTTCCCGTCCGACTACAAGGGCATGGTGATCGTCGACGACATCGAAGCTCACGGCATGTGTCCACATCACCTTCTCCCAGTTCGCTACGTGATCTCGATCGCGTACTTACCAGCAGAGCGTGTAGTCGGGCTGAGCAAGCTTCCTCGGATCGCCGAAGTGATCGCTCGTCAGCCGCTCCTTCAGGAGACGGTCACGACGAAGATCGCGGACACGATCGAGCGTCTCTTGGCTACGCCCCACGTCGCCGTAGTCGTCACGGGGATTCACTCATGCATGGCCGTTCGTGGCGTCCGGCGACCTACGCCGGTCACGACCTCAGCAGTCCGTGGGGACTTCTTGCACGACCCGACGACGAAGACCGAGTACCTCTCACTGAGGGATCGCCCATGACCAGCCCGGCTGACTTCTCGTCGTACCTTCTTCACGCAACAGCGTTGATGCGGGATCGAATGTTCGATCCCAAGAACATGGCTAAGCCGTCGATCCACGAGAAGTCGTTCGAGACCGTCAACACCCGTCTCGATCGACAAGTCTCGAAGCTCCGCATTGCGATCGGCGACGACGATCTCGAAGGAGCGTGGAGTGCTGCAGCTGACGTAGCCAACTACGCCTGGATGCTCGTTGTCAAGCTCGAAGACAAGCGAGCAGAAGAGGCAGAGCGTCGATGAGTACGATCCGACTCGAAGACACGACCCGAGGCCCGCTGACATCCTCGGGGACCAAGCACCGCGTGTTCGAAGGCCCGTTCAGCTACTATCGGACGTTCGGCGTCGGCGTCGATATCTTCGTGTTCGATACACCGAGCGTTGACGCCGACTGCACCCTCGACGAGTACGATCGATGGCTCGACGAACAGTACGAGCACATCGAAGGACTTCGAGCGAAGGACGCCGTGCTGATCCTGCTGCCGACCGACCGCAAGGGTCACCCGTGGAGCAAGTCGGTCGCTACCGCCTCCTCTGCGATGTCCCACGGGTGGCAGCTGTTCCGCCACTTCGTGTGGCTCAAGCAGGAAGCGGACTTCCACCGATCGCAGTACGCGTTCCAGGACGTCTGGACGTTTCGCAAGGGCAGTCGGGCAACGAACGGCGACGCCGAAGCTCGCTACAAGGACGTCGTTCGCATCCTGATGCCTCACGACGCCGACAGCCACGTCGGAGCGTTGCCATCGATCGTCATCGAGTACTTCCTCGCCCTGTGGGCGAAGGCGGGCGACCTCGTTATGGACCCGTTCGCCGGCCGAGGGAGCGTTATGGAAGCAGCACACACTCTCGGGCTGGGGTCGATCTCGTGCGAGCTCGACCCCGAACGAGCGGAGCATCTCCGCCAGATGTCCAGAGCGTTGGAGGGCAACGAGTGAAAGCAGTCTCGCTTCTGTCGGGAGGTCTCGACAGCACTACCCTCGCGTACGAGCTTCGTCACGAGGGCTACGACCTCGTCTTGCTGAGCTTCGACTACGGGCAGCGTCACAAGAAGGAGCTAGCTGTCGCTTCGGACATCGCCAAGCTTCTCGGCGCTGAGCATCACATCGTCTCGCTCGGGGTCTATGCGAACGACTTCGAGTTTCAGGCCTCGTTGCCGCTAGCATCCGTCCTCGGGCCTAGCGTCCTTGTCGATCAGACCACGGCAGTTCCCGACGGACACTACGCCGACGAGAACATGAAGCAGACCGTCGTCCCGAATCGGAACGCGATCATGCTTAGCATCGCGTACGGCATCGCAATGGCAAAGGGAGCCGACGTCGTAGCGTTCGGGGCTCACGCCGGCGATCACACCATCTACCCGGACTGCCGACCAGGGTTCGTGGAGCGGTTGGGGGACACGTTCCGAGAAGGAGCTGCCTGGTCGCTCGCCGAGATGGATAGCGTCCCTCGACTCATCGGGCCGTATCTGTTCATGACGAAGACGGATATCGCCAAGCAGGCGATCGAGCTGGGAGTGCCGGTCGAGCTCACGTGGAGCTGTTACAAGGGGGGTGACGTTCAGTGCGGGACGTGCGGGACGTGCTACGAGCGTCGTGAGGCGTTCGTCCTCGCCGGCGTTCTAGACCCAACGGAGTACCTCGACAGCACGACCGAGTTCGAGGACCCGACGAAACCGCACTAGAATCGATTCTCCCACGAGTTTCTACGAAAGATGATGAAGTGTAGCAGGCACAGGGAGAACTCGTGTCCTAATGAGTTCTAGTGCGGTTGTACACGATTCTACAAGTAGTCGAAGGAGTCAGATTCCGTGATCACTGTGAAACTGCCGCGAAAGGGGGTGACGCCCGAGGCCGAAGTCGAGCGTATCTGCGACATCATGCAACACGCGCCGGAGCTCGGCTTCGTCTACAAGGCAGTCGTTCTCGACGCCATCGCAGGGAACGATGTCCGCGGGACCCTGTGGGCCGTCTACGACAATGACGAGCCTGTAGGCGTCGCGATGATCGGTTCGCGAAGGCCGTACGACCACGTCTATCGCACAGGCGATGTCACCGTCGTCCCGGAGCGTCGTCGTCAACGATTCGGCACTTGTCTCTACACCGCAACCGCGATGCAGGGCATCCTCGAAGGTCGAAGGGAGGTCGAGGAGACCGTCATCGCGAGTCTCAGCCCGTGGATGGTCTACGAAGCTCTTGAGCGTGACCGGGGGACGGAGACGCGATTCGGGACAGACGGGCCCCCGAACTTCGACGGTCAACTTCGGATGGGGTCGGTCGACGGTCACGGCTTTCTGCGGTCGCTCAACTACAAGCACTACGGCACCCTCCCGATGCGTACCGGGGGCTTTCGCGACATTCAGCTGTGGTGCCACTCACCGTTCGACATCGACGACTACCTCGAGCGTCTCCCGGAGGACGACGTCGTGATCGAGCTTGCGGATCGGGAGCACGACTGGAAGGTGTACGATCGCAACATCGAGAACTACAAGAAGCACGACATGACCTTGGCAACGAGGGCAGAACGACTGAAGACGTGGGTGCTGGAGGGAGCTGATGGCCTCGTTCGAATTGTCTGAGTTCGAAGCGTATCGCACCGTTCTAGTCTGGGTGATCGCGACTCTGAAGGGCGAGCTCGACATCGATGCGTCCCCCGACACCGACCTCCAGAACGGGGAGATCGAGCTCGACAGTCTAGACAAGACGACTTTGCTCGTTGCAGCGGAGGAGGGATGGGCAATCGATCTAGGGACCGAGCCCATCGAGCGGGAAGTCTGGCAGACTCCAAGCACGATCGCGAGGATGATCGCCAGTGCTCTTGCTTGATCGCATTGCGTACTGGGCGATGGTCGCGCCGGGACGTCGGGCAATCGTCTCCCCCGACGAGCATCTCTCGTACGGCGAGCTCTGGCAACAGTCTGCGGAGCGTAGTCAGCAGCTCCACGACCCGTTCTTAGCTGTCATCGGGCACAAGAGCCCCGACATGGTCGTCAGCTTCATTGCTGCGTTGATCGCCGACATCCCGTTTGTCCCGATCGACTCCGAGCTGACCCCGATCGCTCGTCAGGAGCGTATCCTGCACACGTTCGAAGAGCATCTCGCGCCGCCGGGAACAGCCTACATCATCTTCACGAGTGGCTCGACCGGCGACCCTAAGGGGGTGATGGTGCCTCGAGAAGCGCTCGATGCGTTCATCGACTCGACGATCACGGTTCACGATCTCCCGTCAGCTGAACGATGGCTCAACGTCGCTCCGTGGAGCTTCGATCTCTCGGTCTTGGACACGTGGGTGGGTCTGGCAACCGGGGGAACGGTCGTGACCGTCTCTCGATCGCTCCTAGACAACCCCGGAGCGTTGCAGCAGTTCCTCGAGCTCAATCCCGTCGACAACTGGGTGAGTACCCCGACGTTCGCTGACTACTGCCTCTCGCTCGCGAGGTTCACTTCCACCGAGATCCAACCTCCTCGTCGATTCTTCTTCTGCGGCGAGGTGCTTCGACCTTCGACAGTGCGAGCGTTGTACGAACGCTTCCCCGATTCCCTCGTCTACAACATGTACGGCCCGACCGAAGCGTGTTGTGCGGTCACGTCGACCCTCGTCACCCCGAAGATGGCGAGCAGCAATCTCCCGCTATCGTGTGGCAAGCCGTACCCCACGATCGACATCGTCATTGATCACGGGGACGACACTAGACCGTACGACCCCGGGGAGGTTATGCTTATGGGACCTCAGGTCGCGTGGGGATACCTCGGCACACAGAGTGACAAGTTTGCTGTACAGAATGGCCGACGAAGCTATCGAACAGGCGACCTGGGGTACATTGCGCACGGCGAACTCCAAGTCTGCGGGAGGATCGATCGACAAGTGAAGGTGCACGGCTACAGAGTGGAGCTGGCAGAGATCGAGCGTACTATCCGAGGGGCGGGGGCTTACGATGCAGCCGTCGTTCAGATGCCCGACGGTTCGTTGACGGCGTTCGTTCGACAAGTGACCGGCTCGAAGATTCGCGATCGACTTCGTCACGAACTGCCGTCGTACATGATCCCGAAGCGGATCGTCCGGCTCGACGACTTCCCTCGAACAGCGAATGGCAAGGTCGACTTGCTAGCGTTGAAGAAGATGGGATGAAGACCCCGATGACCCGACCCGACGTACAGGGCAACCCCCGCTATCTCGAGCTGCTCGACTACATGCGGGAGCTCCACATCGCCAAGTCCGCAGGCTACTCCGGCGAGGGGCCTGACTCGTGGGCGAACTTCCGCGAAGCAGAGGGATGGGGCGTCAGCACGATCGAAGGCTGTGCGGTGCGTCTCGGCGACAAGTACAAACGAGCCCAGAACGTCTTTCGCAACTCGCAGCTCGATATGGTGGGGGAAGCTCTTCCCGCCACCCTGGTCGACCTGGCATCTTATGCGCTGATCCTACTGTGCCTGTACGAGGAACGAACGGGTACGAAGCTCGTGGAGGTCAAGTGAAGACAGCGTTGATCCCGCCCGCTGCACATCTCGACGAGTTCGGTAGGGGCGACTTCCACCTTCTCCTCGGGCACGTCGACAGCTCCGAGTATCGAGCCCACTACACCGGGCAGGGGGCTCAGGGCGCGTTCATGGTGCTTGACAACGGAGCCCACGAGAACGTTCGGGGGATGAACTCCCGAGCTCTGCTGCTTCGCGCTGCCGAGTTGGGAGCGTCTGAGGTTGTTGCCCCCGACGTTCTGTTTCGCTCGCAGTTGACGGTCAGTCGAACCACGAAAGCCCTCGAGCGTTGGGCGGGAGTCGACCGAGAGCTGTTCGAGAGTCTCGGGCTGTCGGTCATGCTAGTTCCGCAGGGCGAAGACGCCTGGGCTTGGCGAACATGCCTTCAGTCGATTCTGTGGACATACGAGCGTCTCGCCGACAAGCACCCGGGCCTGTTCAAGGAGCCGACGATCGGCATCAGCAAGGACTACATCCTGTGGCCCGGTGGTCTCTCGAAGCTCCTCGAGCAGGCGGTCATCCCGCTCGGTCACCCGGTCCATCTTCTCGGCTGGGCTAACGATCTCTGGACTCTCGGGGAGATCGCTCACCGCTGGCCGCAGATTCGATCGACCGACTCCGCCCGGCCGTTCACGTACGCCTTGAGGGGGATCGCTCTAGACCCGACCGATGAGGTTCCGACTTACGAGCGTCGTCAAGGCGACTACTTCGGGCTCGAGCTCACTCCTGACCAGATCGAGCTCGCCTGGCACAACGTCGGCGTGTTCAGGGAACTAGCGAATGATCATCGCGACGACTGACGCACGACCTCTCCTTCTGGGAGAATGCGCTAAGTGTCCGCTGTACGTCGACGACGACTACAAGCACCTCGTTCGAGGGTTCGGCACTGCCGACCGTCTGATGATCGTCGGTGAAGCCCCCGGCGCAACCGAGGTTGCCCAAGGCAAGCCGTTCGTCGGCGAGTCTGGGAGACTCATTCGTAGCGTCCTGACGAAGCTCGGAGTTCATCCCGACGAAGACGTCTACTGGACGAACGCCGTCTTGTGTCGACCGCCTGGCAACAAGACGCCGACCCCGACGACGATCAAGTTGTGTAACGACCGACTGCTCAAGGTCGAACTGCCGATGGTCGCTCCCCAGAAGATCCTCGCCCTCGGCGGCGTAGCGTTGAGTGCCGTGCTAGGCACCCCCGCTGGGCTTCCGATCACGAAGTGGCACGGACGATCGATGTGGGTGGAGTGGGCGGACGAGATCGGTAGCTTCCCACCCCGAGCGTTGGCGATGTCGACGTATCACCCGTCGGCAGTCCTTCGCGACCTCGACCTGTTCCGAGACTTCGCGTACGACATCGAGAAGCTGATCTCCCGTTCGGCGCCGATCCCGGACATCGAGTACACCTGGGTGGTCGCAACCGACGGGCCAGAAGCCTTGGGGGCGTTGAAGGAGCTAGCAGACGGGGCTGACGAGCTCTCGCTTGATATCGAGACGATGGGTCTCAACCCGATGAGTGACGACATCATCAGCATCGGCTTCGGTTCGCACGACCCAGATCGCGGAGTGATCATTCCCCTCGCAGTTCTCAACGGGGACCTGACGGCCAAAGCCGAGGTAGCTCGCTTCATCCAGGAGTACAACCACCCGCTCGTTCTTCAGAACGGGAAGTTTGACCTGCAGTTCCTCGACGTCTACTTCGAGCAAGCGTTGCGACCGAAGCACGTGAAGGACACGATGCTACTTCACTACGCGCTCGACGAACGACCGATCGGTCGATACGCGGCTCACGGCCTCAAGGACCTCGCCCGTATCCACTACGATGCGCCCGACTACAAGTTCGACTTCCCTCAGTTCTACGCCTCGCTCGAGAAGCAGCGTCTTCAGCTCTCGACCGACGACTACCAGACGTGGTACGACGAGACGATGTCGAAGCTGTACGAGTACCAGGTGCGTGACTGCATCTACACGGCGAAGCTCCACGTCGATCTGTCTGCAGAACTAGAGGCCGAATACCCCGAGGGCAGAGGGCTCCTCGAGACCTTGCTCTACCCAGGCTCGATGGCGTTCACTGAAGTCGAACTCTACGGCGTCAAGATCGACCTCGAGTACCTGCGGGGGATGAAGGCTGACTACACGGAGCGTCTCGAAGGCTTTCGCAGCGAGCTCGAGACGATCGCGTGGGAAGGGTTCAACCCCCTCTCGCCCGTCCAGGTCGTCAAGCTTCTCTTCGACGAGTGGCAGCTCGACGATAGCAGAGGGCGATCGACAGAGCGGGAAGCGTTGGACTCCCTCGTTCGTCGAACGAAGAACCCCGCTCACGTCGACGGCATCAAGAAGATCATCGAGTATCGCTTGCGGGCGAAGGTGCTAGCGACGTACATCGATGGGATGCTCACGCGAGTCGATAGCGATGGTCGACTGCGAACCGATATCCGACTCGCCGGAACGGCGACGGGGCGTCTCAGCAGCTCCGACCCCAACCTCCAGAACATCCCAACGTTGATGGGCCAGGAGATCCGCGATGCGTTCATCAGCGAGGACGGCTACACGTTCCTAGAGGTCGACTACTCGCAGCTAGAGCTTCGCGTTGCTGCCTGGCTGAGCGAAGACGAGAAGATGATCCAGACGTTCAAGGACGGCAAGGACATCCACCGCGCGGTCGCTGCCGCGATGTTCAACAAGCGCGAAGAAGACATCTCGGAGCATGAACGGTACCTCGCCAAGTACGTCGACTTCGGGGTGATCTACGGTCGCGGAGCGTTGAGCCTCGCTGAGGGCTGGGAGATGGACTACCTCGAAGAGAAGCTCGGGGGCGTTCGCTGGACCCTTCCTCAAGCCGAGAAGTTCCTGAACGAGTTCCTTGCTGGCTTCCCGCAGCTGACAGCGTGGATGAAGCGACAGCAGAACCTGGGCTTCCGTCAGCAGTACGTCAGTTCGGCGACAGGGCGTCGTCGTCGCTTCCCGTTCGTGAGCGACAGACTCAAGTCACACATCGGTCGACAAGCTGTCAACACGCCGATCCAAGGCTTCGCGTCGGACATCTGTCTATCGTCTCTCATTCGTTTGCACAACTCGTTGCCGGAGGGGGCGAACGTCCTCTTCCCGGTACACGACGCGATCTACTTCGAGGTCCGCGACGATCTACTCGACGCAGTCATCCCGCTCATTCACGACGGCATGGAACGAGACCTCCCCAACGGGATCGACCAGGTGGTCCCTATCCCAGTCAAGCTCAAAGCTGGCCGTCGCTGGGGCCAGGTGGAGGAGATCAAGTGACGAAGAAGCGCAAGCGTCGGGGTCGAGTGCTCCGAACCTTGACCGCGCTCCGGCTCAAGCTCGATATGTCGCAAGAGGAGCTCGCACGAGAGATGGGACTGTGGCAGCCGGACATCTCGATGTTCGAGAGTGGAGCGTTGCCGCTCTCCTCGGAGCGAGCGAATCAGATCCTGTCAGTGTTCGTCGCTCACCCAAGCTCGAATGTCTTGCCCGACGGGCTCACCGCCCGTGACCTTCCCCTCCCGTGGGATGATGTCTTGCTGCGATTGGCAGGAGTACATCGCGCTAGCTCGGAGGGGTAGCCTAAGGACCCCAGCGTCGAGGGTCCCCCCGTGTACAACCGGTGTACACACGGGGACACGGCGGGTAGCTACGAGCGCTGTCAACTCAGGTCAGGGTGTGATCGTCCGCTGAACGAGCAACGTGCCTTGGACGGGGGTCGTGATCTCGCCGCTCAGCGTCATCTCGATATCGAAGATGAGCACCTGCGGCGCGTAGAGGGGGTTGGTGTCGCTTGGCACGAAGGTGATGTCGACGATGCCGTTTGGAGCATCCGAGATCGCCAGCCCTGCTCCCGTCGTCTTCGTGATCACCGCCGCAGACGGAGCGTCACCGACCGACTTCCGAACGAGGAAGCGGAATGTGGCTCCCGAGATGTCGAGTGGTCGACCGTCTCGTTGAACTGCGAGCGAGAACACGCGATTGTTCCCGCGGAACATCTCCAAGTCGTACACGTCGTCTCCTACTTGATCTTGCCGCGGGTGTTGTTGCGGGGGACGGTCTTGCCGCTCGTGTGAGAACTGCGGAGCGTCCCATCGACGTCATGTGTGCTGCTCACGCGACCCCGAGTCAGTCGACTCGTGAGTCGTCCGACGATCGCCCCGATGACTGGCTCGACGTATCGCTGGGTGACGTGGGTGACGACTTCTGAGACTGTTCCCAAGGTGTCTGCAGTCGTCCGAGCCCACGCTTTGGGGCTTCGACCGACAGCCTCGGCTAGCGTAGCGAGGGTGTCAACAATGCTTCGAAGGATTGCTAGAGGCGCTCTGATGGCGGACTCTGTGACAGACGAGAGCGTATCTGCCGTAGTCCGTAGTGCTCCCTTGATTCGGATCGGGACTTCGGAGAGCCCGGAGATCGCGTCACCCACCAGGCGTCCGTAGTCGATGTGCCTCGTAAGAGCTTCGGTCATCGCATTCAGCGTATCGCCGACTGTTCGGACTCGAGCTGCGCTGGCCCGCGCAACCGCTTCTGTCAAGGACGAGAACGTATCGCCGACTGTACGGAACAGAATCTTGCCGCCGAGCACCGTCTCCGAGACGATCGATAGAGCATCCGATACGGTTCGAGCTACTGCAATGCCCCCACGAACGACTGCCTCGGTCAACGTCGGAAGAGTGTCGGCAAGCTCCCGGGCGTTCGTAACCCGGCGCGTCATGGCGTCAGACAACGAACTTAGTGCGTCCCCCGTGATGCGGAACAGAATCTTGCCGCCCTGTACAGCTTCAGAGACTACCGACAGAGCGTCTTGGACCGTACGCGGGAGCCCAACGACCCGAGTGACCGACTCGGACATGCTGGACAGGGTGTCCGAGGCTGCACGGGCACGAGCCCCCGCAGCCCTTGCTACCGTTTCAGCCAACGATCCGAGAGCGTCGACTGTAGTTCGGAATAGAATCTTACCGCCAACGACTCCCTCTGAAATCGTTGACAACGTGTCAGCAACTACCCGGGCTACTACGGTACCGCGTAGGGCGGACTCCGTGATGTTCGAGAGGGCGTCCGCTACTGTCCGACTCCGTACACTGAGTCGAACGACAGCTTCGGACAAGCTCGAAAGGGTGTCGGGGACGCCACGTCGCCAGAACCGAACGGTCGTAATCGACTCGACGATCGAGCTTAGAGCGTCTGCGACCGTGCGGAATCGAGCCCCGATACGGGCTGCCGCTTCGGTAAGGGCAGATAGGGAGTCGGCCGCTGTCCGACTTCCAGTAAAGGCACGAGTCGTAGCGTCCGAGATTGCCGAGAGGGCGTCGCCGGCAGTTGCAAAGAAAGCACCGACGCCCGACTTGATGCCAACGACCGCTTCCGATAACGTCGAGAGAGTGTCACTAATCGTCCGAGCGACGTCGATGTGTCGAAGAGCGCTATCGGCTAGCGTTGACAGTACATCCCCTGCTGTCCGCACCTTCGCGGCAACCGACCGGGCGAGACTATCTGCAACCGAACTGAGGGCATCGTTAGTCGAGCGGCCCTTCGCTGCAGCAGCGCGCGCTACGAACTCACTCGCGGTCGCTAGTGCGTCTCCAACCGCCCTGACCAGGGTCTTCCGGCCTAGTGCAGTCTCCGAGATTGCTGACAGGACATCCTGAACTGCACGAGTGATATCGATATGGCGAGTGATGGCTTCGGTCAACGTTGTCAGACTGTCACTGGCCGTTCGGACCTTAGAGGCGACAGATCGGACGACCGCTTCGCTCAGGGTCGAAAGAGTATCGTTGACTGTCCGTCCCGTTCCCTTGAGTCGAGAAGGGACTTCGCCGAGTGTTGACAGTGCATCTGCTACGGCACGTACGGGATCAACGTGTCGTCCGATGGCATCGGCCACCGTTGCTACGGTATCGGCGGCGGTCTTGATGTGAGCAGTAACCCCGCCCTTGACCCCGACAACGGCTTCGGAGAGCCCGCCGCCAGCGGTCGTGTACTCGATCTCGATTGCGAGGGAGACGTAGTTGCAATCGAACTGACGGGCTGCGCCCGCGTAGGACACAATCGCGACATCAGGCGCAGCGGATGACAATGCGGTCCCGCCCGAGATTGTCACCCAGTCGTTGCTTGGGTAGTCGCCGTCGTTGAACACGTCGGTCGCGCCAGCGCCAAGGACGAAGGTCCCGTCAATGACGATCTTTCCGCAGTAACACCCCACGTCAATCGACACGACGGACCCGGTGAGTGGAGCAACGGTGCTGGTGCGGACTCGCGTGATCGTGGCACCGACGGGAACGCCCCAGTCCTCCCACGTCTCGGCACCGGCAGAGGGCGTTCTGATGCGCGCAAATCCGGCGTCGCTGGCGCCCTGATCCCAGCGGTGGTTGACCCCGCTATAGAGGGAGAACGCGCCACCCGTGTCGTCCGTAGCCCACCCGGCGTCGTTCGAGTAGAACGGCCACGTCTTTGTGACGGTCGCGGTACCCCCGCCGAAGGCGTCCGCTGCGGTGCGGAATCTCGCGGCAACCCGGGCGACTGCCTCCGACAGGGTGGAGATCGCGTCACCGGCGGTGCGCGGCATCCCCTTGACGCGGGTCGGAGCCTCGGAGAGGGTGGCAAGCGAGTCGGCGGTGGTCTGGGTGTAGTTGACCGCGACCCTTGGATAGATCGCGACCGTGTAGGCCCGCCACGCGAGGCTCTGGGCGGTGGTGAACGCTGCAGGATCAAGGACGGAGTTCGTGTAGGCGTACTGCGCGCTCGCCGTCTGGCAGTTGACGGTGACGGCACCCGACGTACCCGTCGCCTTCTGGCGCAGGTTGGAGAACGAGGTCGGGGTGCCGCTGACCCACGTGTCGTCATCCGCTTCCTCACCCGCCTGCCCGAACGCTGTCAGCCAAAGGTAGTCCTTTGACCCGCCAGCGGGCGTCAGCGACCCGGCGTCAGGCGCGGTGCTGGTGCCGGTGGCGACGGTCGAGAACACCGGGGCCGTGGCCGAGTCGTGCGTCCCGGTCGTGATGTTGTACGCGATCCACGCGCTCTTGGTGGCGACCGCAGCCGTCACCACCACGCCGCCGCCCTCGGAGCCGTCCAGCACCTTGGTGAAGATGTGGAACGTGGCGCTCGTGTTGGTCAGGTTGACGAACGAGGCACCGATGGTCAGCGTGCGCGCCGTGGCATCGTTGGCGAAGAAGATGACGACCCGGTCACCCGTGGTCTGGGAGAACGTGACCGTGTGCGTGGTCGAGGACGAACCTGCACCCTCGACCGGGGTGCCCCGGACGGTCGGGCTTGCCATCAGTCGGTCGGCCGGGCAGCCTTGTGGGCTGCGCGCTCCTGCGGCGTCAGGCCGACCAGTTCATCGGAGATCGGGTGCGTCATGGTCGGCCCCCAAGCCGGAGCCGACCATGCTCGTGATCGGCTCCGGGGGAAGTCCTTACGCGCCGGCGGCCGGAAGCGTCCAGGTCCAGGTGACCTGAAGAGTGTCGTTGTTAGCGAGCACCGCATCTGCGTTCAGGTCGGTGATCGCAGCCATGACTCCGCCACCGGCAGCACCGTAGCCACCTGTGAAGTTGCCCGCACGATGAACGGTCTGTGCGCCTGATGCGGTCCAGGTCTTGACGAGGGTGTACGTGGTAGCGCCGCCCGTGTGGGCGAACGTCGCGGCAGCCCGGCCGCAGCCGTTCGCCGTGATCTCCGACGCTAGGGTCGTCATGCCTGCGCTGTACGCTGTAGCGTCGTTGGTCAGGGCGATGAACCGTGCAGGACCCTGGCCCGGTAGGATGAGGAAGGCGTTGGTAGCGGCCGGAGTGCCACCGGACGATGTAAGGACGTCCGTAGCGATCCACCAACCGTCGATGGCGATGGTCGGACCTGCGCCAGTCGTGTTGGCCAGGACGTTTGTGTAGACTGGAGCTGTCGTGATGCCGGTGATCGGCGCGACGATCCTCGTTCCGGCGAGGGCGTTGGACGCCCAACCTGGTGTACCGGTAGCAGTAATGGAAGTTGTGGAGACGGCCGTCGCGGGGCTGCCTGCCGCGGTCTGGACGTTTCCGCCCATCGTGTTGTGGATCCAGTCCATCCCGGCGGTGGGACGGTAGTTGTGGTTCCAGCCGAGGTCTTCGAAGGTGCCGGGCTTGCCGTGCACCCCAGAGTTTCCGCGACCGATCATCGCGTGGACCCAGTTCGGCCCAACGTCGACTCTATCGCCCATGAAGCGTCCGCGGCCGATGATCGTCTGGAGATCCTCATCGATCCGATCGAGAACCTCGGCCTGACTCAGCCCCGTTCGCGGCTTGTTCTTCGACGTCAGCCGAAGAAAGTTCGGAACGATGATCTTGCCCATTGCGTGCTGTACCTCGTACTGCGAGCTTTCTTTGATCGTATCCTACGTCCTTCTCGATTCACTCCCAAGGGCATCGACTATCGATGTTCCCGGAGCGTCATTGCCTCACTCAGTCGTGCCCATCTTGGCGCGCAGCCAGATCAGGAACCCGGGCACGGCACGGCGCACCGCGCTGATGAGCGCACCTGCGATGGCAGCGCCGAGCAGCAGCCCGACCTCCTTGGCCTGATCCACACTGGTCGGGACGATCAACGTCAGGGCGAGCAGGGCGGCCAATCCAGTCTCGATGGCATCGACGATGAAGGATCTGGCGAACAGGGGCAATGTCATGTCGGCTCCTTGTCTGTGCGTCGGGCGATGATTCGCAGGCATGTCTCGCAGGACTTGCCCACGGGCAGCGTGTCGGTCTGGGCAGCGTGGTCGTGCCAGACGCGCCCGCAGAACGTCCGACCGCTGACCTCGCCCGTCACCTCGTCTGCCACCTGCTCGCGGATGGCGTGCCAGCTCACGCGCTGGACCCACTGGACGTCCATGACTGCCTCCATCAGAGATGCTGTAGCGGGATGTAGCCGACCAGCAGGTGCGGGGATCTGCAGCGGTCCGCCCATTCCTCGGCAGCGGCCCTGATCCACTTGGCCGGGATCCACTGCCCGTGATGGCTGGTGTTCGCGTCCAACGGGTCCCACGTTCGACAACCTGACGCGAGGCTGTCGTGGGACACCCAGACGGCGTGCCCGAGGGTTCCGTCCGCCTGGTGCCTGTACATCCGCGGGATGCTTCCGTACCAGATCTGGATGATCGAGCCCTTGCGTGCCCGGAGATGGGTGCGAAGGTCGGCCCAGTCCCACGTCTGCGGGAGGATGATGGTGGAGATGCTCAGGGACTCAATGGCGCGCTTGGCCTGCAGCAGATTGAGCCCGTTGACATCGTGCGGGTGGACGGCAGCCCGGATGGCGCGACCGTCGAGGTTGTTGCGACCGTTGGTCGCGTAGCAGAGGGCTCGTCCGGCCGCGGTGTCCGTGCAGGTGACGAACTCGCCGCCCGCGCCAGGCGTCCGATCATCACCTTCCCAGTCGCCATGCGGCAAGCGTCTCCCTGCGAGCAGGACCGTGGTCATGTTCCACCTCCCAGATACCGGGACGCCAAGTCGGCCACGATGGCGGCGAAGCCAAGCAGGAAGCCGAGAACTGCGAACAACGCGATGAGGGCGTTCTTGTAGTTGGCGCCGATCCACGCGGCCCCGGCCTTCAGCGGCCTGACGCGCCCCTGCATCACGAGGTCGTCGTCGTGTTCCCGCGCGAAGTGGATGTTCGCGACGACGAGATGCGCCTCCAATGCCTTCTCGACCCGGACGATCTCGGCTGCCAACTCGTTCTCCACCTTCTCGAACTTGGCCGTGATCGTCGCCCGGTTGCGCTCCAACTCCTCGTCGTGGAGCCGCCAGCGCG